TTAGCTTCTTACGGACTCACGCAACTTTTGGTATATGGAAAGATTTTAGATGGACTTCGCCCTACTGAAGGCTGGCTAGGACAATTATTTTCATGTCCCATGTGCATGGGTTTTCACGTAGGATGGATTTTGATGCTACTTTCTCCATATACAGAACTATTTAATTTTGATGTAACCGCGGTAAATTATTTTATTTTAGGTTGCATCTCATCAGGAACATCGTATGTTCTTAATATGTTAATTGGAGACGAAGGAATTAAACATGAATACAAATACGTGGATTAGCAAATGGATGTTACAGCCCGTAAGGCGTTGTTGTAAAGGATCTTAACTATGGCTAAAGTTTTATTACGAGAATATTATGCGCTTTGCGAAGGTGGCGTATGTCAAGATCTGTTAACCGAAGAAGAGAAGCGATTCGTTTCAAATGGCGGCATGATGCTGTCAGGCAAGCTGCAAGAAGCCGATGTTCAGAACGGTAATGGCCGCATTTATCCTTATAAGGTTTTAACGCGTGAAGTCCAAAACTATAAAAAGTTAGTGAAAGAGCGCAGAGCCCTCGGAGAACTAGATCATCCTGACGACTCCGTTATTAATCTTAAGAATGCATCTCATATGGTGACAGATGTTTGGATGGATGATAAGAATGTAATGGGAAAAGTAAAAGTTCTCGATACTCCGTCTGGTAACATCCTTAAGGGACTAGTTAATAGCGGCGCACAACTGGGAATTTCTTCCCGAGGCATGGGCTCTGTTAGCGAATCTCAAGGACAAACCATCGTGGAAGATGATTTCCAACTTATCTGTTTTGACTTTGTATCTGAACCTTCAACTCCCGGTGCATATATGATGAAAGAAGCCAAGGACTTGAGCGCCCCAAATGTGTTCACCAAAGCAGATCGTATTAACCGATTGCTTAACGAGGTATTAGATAATGAGTAAGCAATGGAGCAGCTTTAAGGAAAACCAGCAACACACTGATGCATGGCGAGAGTTCTTGACTGAAGAGATGGACAAGGACGCAAAGAAAGCAAGATTCGGCGGAAGACCAGAGGACTGCCCTCCATGTCCCGAGTGTCCCGACGAACAAGGCGGCAAAGAAGAACTTGAATGGGTAGATGTTGACGCTAGTCAGGCTACCGAAACTATTAAAGGGTTCCAAGATCTGAATCAAGATTTGTTTCAGGGAAGGCTGGACGATGGCGCCATTATGCGCGAGTACCAACAGTTCCTCCGAGACCAGAATATTAAGATTATGGATCAGGGCAAGGAGCTTGACTTGTCGGAACTTCGGAATCCTTTCCGCCGCCGACAGGCCACATCCCGCGGAGCAATGGAACATGAGCGCAAGCCTAAGATCGGAAAGCTGGAAAATCTGGAGAAGTATCCTAACCTTTATAAGCTTGTGGTGACCGGACTTAAATCAGATGATTACCAAAAAGCTGTCTTAACGATTTTTCAAAATGCTGGCTTTGGTGACGTAAGAGAATTTGCCTCTGCCTATATTCAAGCCCAACCCGAAGAGCAGCCCGCACAACAGCAGCAACAGGCGGCTGAGCAGCCCGCAGAAGAGCCCGCAGAGCAGCCCGGCGAGCAGCCAGGAGAAGAGGTTCCTGGCGACGACGAAGGCGGAACCGAAGCACCCGCTCCCGGTACTGCCGTTAAGCAGGGCGATAGCTATGTTTATACCTCGAAGAAAGGTAACAAAGGTGTTGTCCAAGTTACCAACCCCCTTCCAGACCACCCAGAGGCAGCACAAGTAACTCAATTAAATCCTGAGACATGCGAACCTGCCTCTAAGCGAGTATTTGCGACGGGTGTCAAAAATCTAGGGGAACCTTATGACAAGTGTGACACTCCCCAAGCAGAAGGCGTAGAGCACGACGACAAGGTTTTATTGGAAAAGTGGCACAAACTAGCAGGAATTATCAAAGGATAGAACATGAAGAAATCAGATCTGAAACAGATTATTAAACCATTGGTCAAGGAGTGTATTCACGAAGTCCTTTTAGAAGAAGGGCTTCTATCTAATGTTGTATCGGAGGTTGCAAAAGGCCTACGACAGAATGTGATTGTAGAATCGAAGGCGCGCCCGCGCCAAGAGCGAACACCCTCACAGCGAAAAAACACCGAGAGCACCCAGAAAATTAATCAATACCGCCAAAGTTTAATGGATTCTATCGGCGATGAGGCTTACAATGGGGTCAATCTTTTTGAGGGTACGGAACCCATGAGCAATTCACAGCCTCCACAAGGTCAGGCCGATCTAGGAGACCCTAGAGATGCAGGAGTAGACATCACAGCAATGATGGACAAGTCGAGTGCTATTTGGCAGGCATTGAAGTAGGAAATATGTCTAAAGGTGCGCACGTTAAAGTTACAATAAAAGAATGCCGCGGAAGTGTGGATAGAATGATTCGTCGTTTTACCAAAAAGGTTAAAAAAGACCGCATTCTAGACGAAGTTAAAGAGCGTCGACATTACAAAAAACCTTCGGTAGCCAAAAAGGAAAAACGCATCCGCGCAGAGCGCCAAAGGCTGCGAGATGAAAAAAAAAGAAAGCGCGCCCAAGAAAGAAGGCGCAATAGAAAAATATGATAACTATTTACTATATATCTATATATAAATTAGGAGTTTTATAATGTCATCACACCTTGGATGGGCCCCCCCGGGCCTAGCAAACGTTGGGTCATATCAAGTTGCAGGGCAACCCTATATTAGCGGGTCCACCACACATGCCCCCCTACAGGAGATCCAATATGACTTTCCCTATGTAACCAAAAATATTACTGTAGTTAATCACTCTGCGAACACGATTCGAGTCCACTTTAATTCTACCGGTTCAGGCCCCGTAATTAGTGGTGTTCACTATGTTGAATTGGATAGTGATGAAGATTCGTATACCTTTAATGCAAAATGTAACCGTATATTTGTGAGTGCTCCAGCTAATGGGGGGGACGCAGAATACCGGATAATAGCAGAACTTACGGGAATTGACCGAATGAGCATGTACGATCTTACCGGCTCTGGGTTAACTGAACATCTTAACGATTTAACTTAAGGAGATACTCAAAAAATGGGCTTTGGTTCGGGCGGGGGATTCACCCCAGGAAGAAATAATTTAGTTGGAGACTTTACCACTGAAGGCAATTTAAGCGCGTCTTCAGGTATTACCGGAAGCTCTCTCCAAATCAGTGATGGTTCTCGCCACTATGGCATGACCAATGAGGGCAAGCTGGGCGTCAACACGGTCACCGGCTCGGGAGTCGTTAGCAATATCGAAATGCCGTATATCACTGCATCGATGGGTGTCCTATTCAAGCGCGATTCCAACAATGCCGACAGAAGCCCTCTCGTGGTCATTTCCGGAGCCGCAGGTCAAGGCATTGCCGGGGCCAATCAGGCGGCCTTGTGGGTATCTGGCTCAGGCGTTAACAGTAAACGTGGAGTAATACACGTTGACAGTCACGGAGCAAATGCTATTACCTTGCGCACTCGCAACGTTGATGCTAATATTGTTTATCGCGCTGGTCAGGGCTTAGACAGCGAGGGAAACCGCCAACCAGGGTCAGAAAAAAACATCGGCTTCAAGATGGTCCCCTCTGATGACCTCGATTCAGATTCATCACGGGCTTGGTCTTTGGGGGTCGACACACAGACAGCAGATCACCGCAGATTTAGAATCACAAACAAAACCGGCGTCGGTATGACTGCTTCTGCAGGTTATGGTTTCGTCGGCACCGGCTCAATGTTTGGGCTCAACCTTGATAATCCGGCACACACTTGGGATATTAACGGTACTCTGTGTGTCACAGGAAGTACAATTCTCGGCAACAACATCACTAGCTCTGTTACAATTAACGGCTCCCTAACCGGCTCACAAGGAATCACTGGTAGCTCATATTATATCAGCAGCCCTTCTGGCGAATTCGGACTTGCAAACGATGGCGGACTCACCGTCGCACAATTCAACGCAAACTGGACAAACGCCGGCATCACCGTCGCAGACCTTGGTTCTGTCACAACTTGCGACATTAATGGTGGAACAATTAACGGCATCACCGATCTTGCTGTTGCTGATGGTGGCACTGGTGCTAGCACAGCCGCCGATGCTCGCACTAATCTTGGTGTAGATGCTGCCGGCACAGATAATTCAACCAATGTGACACTAGCTGGTACGCCAAATTACCTAACTCTTTCTAGTCAAGAGATCACGCTAACTAAACTAGATATTAGTGATGATACAAATCTTGTCGCAGGCACAGGCTTGTCGCTTTCGACAAATACATTGAGCGTTGACGCATCACAAACACAAATCACAGCAGTCGGTACGCTCACAGGGTTAACGGTAAATGGTAATGCTACGATTAGCGACGGCACAAATGATTTTGATGTTGCTTCTCACGACGGCACAAATGGGCTGAAGCTGGGGGGTGTCTTGGTAACGTCCACTGCCGCAGAACTTAACATTCTCGATGGCGTGACTTCCACTGCCGCAGAGCTTAACATTCTTGACGGGGTGACTTCCACTGCCGCAGAGTTGAACTTACTGGATGCTGACAATACGGAACCAACAGACGCTGCGTGGGCGTCACTCACAAGATGGGCGAAAGCAGAATATGATTTTGCTGCAAACGGTGGAACTGTTGGCGCGAAAGATCTTGCGGTTACTATTCCCGATAATGCAGTTATTGTGGGTGGCTTCATAGATGTCGTGACAGCTTTTACTGACACTACCGCAACTGCGACGGTGGCCATTCACGTTGCCACGGCAGACGACATCGTTTCCGCGAATAGTCTCGCTACACTTGGCTACGGTTCCACAGGTCTTTTCAGCGTGAGCCCTTCATCAGGCGCGACCGCTGTCAAAACTTCTGTTGCTGCAAATATTACTCTAACAATAGCTACCGAGGCTCTAACCGCAGGGAAAGCTCTTGTTTGGTTACAATATGTGATAAGCGAATAAGGAGTTTATGAATGGCTAATTTTGGATGGGCATATATAAACTGTTCTGACACGGGCTCCGTGAGCGGCAACGCCAACGGTCCTTCCGGTTCTGTGCAATACATGACAGGTGCAGGAGATACTTTCTCTTCTGGATCGTCCAATTTCACATACCAATCGGCGCATAACTTATTGCAGCTAACTGGCACGCTCTCGGTCACAGGCACCATCAGCGCCAGTCACATGCACATTGAAGATGTGACGGTGATTGACGCAACCGGTTCAACTAAGTTTGGTAACAGTAACGATGATACCCATATTCGCACAGGAAGCCTGTCTGTGTGGAAAGCCGATGGCGCCGGATATGTCTTAAGTGCCTCAGTAGCCGAAACAAGAGTCTATATTACAGGCTCGGGAGGCCTCACGCTCTCAGGCGCATTCCAAGGAAACTATCGCAATGTATTAATAGACAAAGTGACTGCTTCTGCCGGAGATTATATTGTCGGCATTAATGTCGGAGATCTAGAAACCAATTTCAGACTGCCCAGCGCCGCTACTGTAGCGCGTGGAGGTGTTATTATCGTGAAGGACGAATATCCCGGGAGCCGAACGACTGCATCAGCCATTCATATCTCTGCATCGGGGGCTGATACAATTGATAATGTCGGCTACTATTTATTAACTGGCTCAATGCCTGCGATTCATTTATACTCAAACGGTGCTACTGCGTGGTATGTATTTTAATGGAGGCTGAGATGCCTTATGGCATACAACACTTTATCTGGCACCGTAATAGCCGCCCAGGAATATCTGCCCGGTGATTTAATAATTGGGAACATCGTTTCTGGTAATTTAAGCACTTCGGATGGCGGCTCTATTATTAATATTCCGCGCGTAACCAACCCTAGCAATAACGCGCTCATTACGAATGTGGGCGGTGACGCTAACGACATCACATGCGAGACTAATCTCACTTTTGATGGGGACGTCCTTAATATTACCGGCGATCTCACCGCTAGCATCGGAGTGAAAGCTGCTTTCTTTGAGGGAGACGGCAGTCGCCTTACTGGCATCACTGCTGGTACGGGCTCCGGCGACAGAGTAACCGCCACAGCCGCGGTTAACGGCACAACCCTCACCGCCGGCTTCAATTATTTTACTGGTACTCTAGGAACAGCCGTGAGCACTATGACTGTTTCCTTGCCAGAAGCATCGGCGCCGACTGTGGGAGATTTGGTACATTTAAAAGCGCCAAGCAACTGTAATGAAACCCGTATTATAACGATTGCTACATCTGGGAGCCACAAGGTTGATGGAGAAGATTCGATTGTATTAAACTCTCCCTATGCTGCTGTGTCGATAGTCTACGCTTCTTCGGGATCGTGGATGCTTTATTGATTAACATAAAAATACAAACTTATATAGAGTGATGTGCAAAGCGGCCTTATTTGTATGTGGAGGTCGATTAATCGCATGATTGAACAAATTTAAGTACCCGGTCTCACTAATTAATAGTAAGGCCCCCCGTCACAGGTGGGTCTGACTGGGGTGGTGTATAACTAACCCAGTCGCCAAAAAATAATACAATTATAGGAGGGTATTTAAATATGGCTTATAAATTTCAATTGGGACCCACAACTTTAAGTGGTTCTCTCACTGTAGCCGGTCCAATCCAGTCGGCTCTGAGTGCAAGTGGTGCTACTACTAACATTTCGGCTTCCGGATTAATCGACGGGAGAAACCTTAGTACGGATTTGTGCGACAATATTGCCGGCTCAGGTTTGGTGCGTAGTGTCAACACTATTGCTGTTGGCGCTGGTTCTCTAATCGACGTTAATGATGATGACATCGCCGTCGATCTGACTGAAGCGGCATCCGCAACCATTGCGGATGGGGATTTCCTCATCTTCCTTGATGGTGGCACCAGCGGCGCCGAATCCAAGGGTGATACTTCTGATCTCGCTAGCTTGCTCGGTGGCGCCGGACTCGCTGTGACCAACTCAACACTCGCTGTTGTTAGCGCAACTAACGGTGGTCTGTCGGTTGCTGCTGACGATATTACTGTTGATCTCGACGATTTTGCCGCTGCTGCAGTTGACGTTGCTAACGATAGCTTTGCTATCATCGACGCTAACGACTCTAATCTGTCGAAAAAGGAAAGCATTGCTGACCTTGTGGGTGCAATCGCTGGCACAGTAACCACTACGGCACTCGCCGATTCAAGTGGTGTTCTTGCACTTGACATCAATAACTTGAATGCAGAAGTTATTGCTACTGGCGATACTATCGTATTCAATGATGATGGCGACGACGGTCTCCACAAGGAAACCGTTGACGATCTTTTCAAGATCGGTCCAGCGCTTGTTACTGAAGCTGCGATTGCAGTCGAAGACGATTATATCGTCTTCCTTGATGGTGGCGCCTCGGGCGAAGCCAAGAAGGAGGCTGTGTCCGATGTCGTCACTGCCCTCGCGGGCCCAGGCCTCGGTGCAACTGGCGGAGTACTTGAACTCGACCTTAGCGAATTGAGTGATGCGGCTGTGGCTTCTGGCGATAAATTTGCGTTTGTTGATGCAAATGACTCCAACGCTTCCAAAGTGGAAAGTATCGATGACATAGCAACTTTCCTGGCTGGCACAGTCGGCAACAGCGCACTCGCTGCTTCCAGCGGTGTTCTCACCCTTGATATTGCCAATGTAACCGCGGCTGCTATTGCATCCACGGACACTCTTTTGTTCAATGATCAAAATGGTGATGTGGTTCGTCAAGAAACCATCGATGATATCGCAACTTTGTTTGCTGGTACTGGTCTGACCGCCGCTTCTGCAGTGATGGCTCTCGACATCGCTAACTTGTCAGCCGAAACTATTGCCACTGGCGATGCTATCGCGTTCAATGACTCCGGCGATGATGGAGTTCACAAAGTCACTTTCGACAACATGATCACCAAGTCTCCTGCTTTGCTCACGGAAGCTTCGATTGCCGCGGCTGACTATGTCATGTTCCTGGATGGTGGCGCTACTGGCGATGGCAAGAAAGAGTCTCTTGCTGATTTCGCAACTTTCCTTGCTGGAAGCAACGGCCTGAAGGCTGCATCCTCGGTGCTGGCTCTCGACATGGACTCGTTGACTGCTGCTGCTGTTGACGTTGCTAACGATAGCATTGCTATTGTCGACGCTAACGATAGCAACGCTTCTAAGAAGGAAAGCATTGCTGACCTCGCAAGTGCGATGGCTGGTACTGGTGTTACTGCCACTAACGGCGTGTTCTCTGTGGACACTTCCGGTGGTGACTCGATGAGTTCCACGGCCGCCGCGTGGGGAGTTACATTGACCGCGGGTATGAATTACTTTACCGCTAGTGTCATTGATCCCAACCAAGGATATATCGAAATCAATCTGCCAGAAGCTTCGGCTCCGACAGTGGGTGATACATACTTTGTTAAAGCTCCGAGTAACTGTGGTGTAAACAATCGTATTCATATAGAAGTCTCCGGAACGCATAAGATGGATGGTGAAACTCAAATCATCCTCAACGATCCTTATGCCACCGTTGGCTTTGTGTACACTGTTTCCGGCTCATGGTCTATTATCTAATCTAAGATTTATCTCTTGCTAAGATAATGTTTACTGGGCGCCCCTCCTCGTGGGGGGCGTCCTTTTTTATATAATCGAAGCATTTATAGTTTATTGAGTCTAATTATGACAGGCAAACTAGATTCTTGCAATCCATAATATAGGTAATTTAATATATGGCTTATAATGTTGTTCAACCGGGCCTTGAACCTGCTGTTATTGAACTAGCAGAAGAAGACAAAGAAAAACTCAATAAAATTGACAAACTTGATACCGTAGTAGACGATCATTCGGACCAAAAAATCAATGGAAAGAAGACTTTTAGCTCGACTGTCACAGCGACAGCTTTTAAGCTCGCAGATGGGAGAGAGATTAGACCCACAGCGGTACAAACCATTGTCAACAACCGTGCAAGTGGTATTTTAATTTCGAACGGAGACGACACCATCACAGCAGCCACAAATTTGGCATGGGATGGTACCACCTTAAGTGGTATAAATTTGCGGTTTAACAACTTGTATGGATCGGCAGAGAACTTGACAGATATTCCCGCTCAGAAGTTGCGAGGAACTGTGCCTGCGAAGACTTTAGACCTCCGCAAAGATAGCGGCCTCGCCATCGAAGACGATCAGCTTACATTAAGCTTCCAGGGTGTAGGCTCTATTAAGATGAACGGTCAAACTCTAGCCGACGCTGACAGTATTTTAGTATATGACAACTCCCACAACCGGATTCGTAAATCTACTCTCCAAGCTTTTTATAAAGACTACATTAATTCTAAAATTCATCATCCCACTGGAGAACAAAACACCCTACAGTTTAAAAGGGGAAGCACTTTTGGCTCTAGTAGAAATTTAACCTTTGATGGCGCCCAAAATATTCTTAATATTCATGGACAACTCTCAACATTAGCTTTGAAGGCCAGTGAAAGAGTAGATTTAACGGGCCCTCTCTTCTGTACCTCAGCAAACCACCAAAACATTACTACTATCTCTAATCCAATTTATGAAGTGAGTGATAATGATTATACTATACTAGTCGATCTGTCTAATAACCATGTGTCCGTAATATTGCCCGATGCTGCTCTGCATAAGGGGCGTATTTTAAATTTGAAAACCATTCATTCGAAAAAATATATATTGAAGTCTCATACATTAATCATTAAAAGCGCCGGCGGCTCAATTGATTTATTTGACGAGATTAAAATAAAAATGACAACCGCGTGCCGGTCGCTTCAGTCCGATGGAGAAAATTGGTGGGTTATAAGCAGCCGAGGGTCATAATAATAGTCGTTTTCATTTAAAGAATACTATTTATTTTGAATTAGTGTCATTTTAGGAGTATATTAATGTCTAGTTTGCTAAGAGACGCCATCGTCGACGCAAAAGCTTTACGGGAAGCTGCACTTAAAAATGCCGAATCCGTTGTAATTGATAGATATTCAGAAGAAGTGCGTACCACTTTGAATCATCTGTTAGAACAAGAAGAAGGGGCCCTCGATGATTTGGGCGCCGACCTGGGAGTGCCCCCTCCCCCGGCGGAAGGAGATCCCATGGCAGCCGCGCCGGCTGATCCTGGTATGGACTTAGGGGGGGGAATGGATGCTGGCGCCGGCGGCGCTGAGCAGGCCGAAGAAGTGGCTGAAGATATTCCTCTTGCCGCAACCGACAATCTCTCCGAAAACGAAGGCGAAAATCTGAGCGACCTGCCACGCGCTGGCGAGAACGTAGAAGTGGAGATTAATCTTGACGCCCTCCAGGAAGCTGTACAGCAACTTCAGAACGAGCAGGAAATCGAGCTTAATGAAGAAGATTTGTATGCATTGTTGGGAGAAGCGGCCACCGATGCAGGCTCTTTTGCGGGCGAAGAAGCCGGCGAAGAGGAAGAAGACGATGATGATAGTGCCGCGGCACTCGCAGGTTCTGCCGCAGACACCGAAGCTGACAGCGATGCGATGGCAAAGGCCGGACTCGAAGAGACTATGGATATCTCCGATGAGTTAATTGACTCCATCGTCGAAACACTTACAGTTGACATGGGTGCTGATTTGACTGGCTGGGCTGGAAGCTCATCCGAGAAGATGCGCTGGGAAATGGAAAAAGAATTTGCCCACCGCTGCAGCACCGATGTTGAAGATGAAATGAAAGATTTGAAGAAGGCTCAAGAAGAAGTTGTTTTTGAAAATAGACAACTTAAAGAGTCCCTTAACCAACACAAGCAAGCACTTCAAGAGTTGAAGGAAGGCTTACATGAAGTAAACCTTTCCAATGCTCGCTTGCTTTACACGAACCGTGTTTTGAGAAATACCTCCCTAAATGAGCGGCAAAAAACAAAAATTGCCGACGCTATTTCAAAAGCTGGTTCAGTAACAGAAGCTAAAACAATATACCGCACGCTTGAAAGCACAGTGGGATCGACTGTAAAGTCTGGTCCGCAATCACTAAGCGAAGCACTCGGTCGTCGTGGCACTTCTGTTATACGTGCCTCTCGTCAAGAGAGCGTACCATCCGATCCCATGGCGGATAGGATGAAAAAACTAGCAGGTATCGATTAAGATACAAATACATTAACATAGGAGGTATTTTAAAATGGCTGGTATAATTGAACGATTGACCGAAGGAGTTATCAATCGTGATTTGCGTGCTGAAGGGCATGCATTACTACAGAAGTGGGAGCGCACAGGTTTGCTGGAAGGCATTAACACTGAGCGTCAACGCCACTCTATGGCTCGTTTGCTTGAAAATCAGGCAAAGGAGCTTCTCCGCGAAACTTCTACCATGGCTGGTGGAGATGTCGAAGGTTTTGCTGCCGTCGCATTCCCCATTGTCCGTCGTGTTTTTGCGGGATTGATCGCTAACGATCTAGTTAGCGTTCAGCCGATGAGTCTCCCCTCGGGTCTCATCTTCTTCCTGGACTTCACCGTAAGTCGCGACACCGGCAACGGCCTTGACAACGAGTATTCTCGTTTGGCCTATGACTGGTCTAGCTCTTTCTACGGTGGTGGAAAGGTTGGGTCCCAGATCACTGGTGGTGTGGACCTGAACCAGCACGGCGTCGGCGGTGCTGGCGGTGCGTATAACCTTAACAACGGTTATTCATCTCCAACCGGTTCGGACACGGCTGATAATCTCACCCTTACTGTGCAAGCGGGACCTTATGGTGTCTTTGGCAGTATGGAAAGCTCTGCCTCGGTGCTGAATAAGGCAGTCGATTGGGATCCCGATTTCGTGTCTGGCTCTACGGCTGTGGCAGTTGTCACAGTGTTGCAGTCGGGACTCGATCAGGCTAGCATGGAGGGACCTCAGTCTTTCAATGTATCCTGTTCTCTCGGAAATGGTATTCTGAAGACTGGTGCTACCACCGGTACTGAGGGAGCCGCCGTTGCAACTGCACGCTTGATTCGTCGTCATACGGAACGGGTTAGTGGTTCCACCACGCCTCGTGTGAAGCTTGTCTTCGTGAGTACGGGTAGTGATGGTGCGCAGCCCAACCTCCCCAAGGAACTGTCGGACTTTGTTGTCGGCGCTCTTACGGCTAGTTGGAACACTGTTTCCTGGGCCCAGACTGATGATCTTGTCTCTGGTGGTGCTCTGGGTGCGGTTGTTGGACAGGCTGTCTGGGGACTGGAAAACCAGCAGAACATCCCCGAGATCGACATCAAGGTCGATTCCGTGGCGATTACCGCAGTAACCAAGAAGCTGAAGGCTAAGTGGACTCCGGAGTTAGGACAGGATCTTAACGCCTACCACAACCTGGATGCTGAGGTTGAGCTTACGAGCATTCTCTCTGAGCAGGTCGCTCTTGAGATTGACCGTGAGATTCTTGCGGATCTCGTCAATGGTGCAACTGCTGGTACTTACTACTGGTCACGTTCTCCCGGTATGTTCTTAAACCGCGAGACTGGTGCCGAGGTTGGTGCGTCTACAAAGGCTCCCGATTTCACCGGTACTGTGAGCGAATGGTATGAGACTCTGATCGAAACCATTAATGATGTGTCCGCACAGATTCACCGCAAGACTCTGCGGGGTGGTGCAAACTTCGTGGTCGTTGGACCCGAACTTGCCAATCTCCTTGAGTTCACGGCTGGATTCCGTGCTTCTGTCACTAATGATGATGAGAAGGGCTCCATTGGTGCTGTCAAGGTGGGATCACTTTCCAAGAAGTTTGACGTCATTGTTGACCCATACTTCCTGCGGAACGTGGTTCTCGTCGGACGTCGCGGATCTTCTTTCCTTGAAAGTGGATTTGTGTACGCACCGTATGTGCCACTGCAGACCACACCCACCATCTTTGGCCCCGAAGACTTCGTGCCCCGTAAGGGCGTGATGACTCGTTACGCCAAGAAGATGGTCCGTCCTGATATGTACGGTCTTGTCATCGTGCGTGGACTCTTGGGTGAGTCAGGTGAATAATCAATAGATTAATCATCCCCTAAAACAATCCCCCTGTCACCTCCGTGTGGCAGGGGTTTTGTTTTTGGAGATCAAAAAGCAAAATGTCGATCTGTCAAATTTTCCCCCCGGTAAATTTTTGAGATTTTCGTTTTATGAATAGTTGCAGGCGCCTTTGCTTATGAACAACTAATTAGTTTAGCAGAGGACCCCTTTTATGCCAACAGCCCTTGATCCTATTTCCACAACCAGCGCAATTGTGCTTACTTCAACCGGAAGTGCCACCAAAGTAACCGGCTCATTGCCTTTTGGGGCATACACATCTTCAGCCGAATTCATTACCGGCGCCGTAGCTCAAGTCGCTTTTGTGTATAAGAAATTAGGTGGGGATGTAGTTGACATCGAGTTGACGCCTTCTAACGTTTATGCGGCTTATGAAGAAGCAGTCTTAGAATACTCGTATATCCTTAACCTCCATCAAGGCAAAAATACCCTAGGGAGTATGTTAGGAAGCACAACGGGCACTTTCAATCATTTAGGGGATCTCACCGCTAGTCCGCTCTCGTCGAGCTTGAGCGGCACCCACGTAGCTCTCAAATATCCAAAATTCAAATTTCAAAGCGCCCGTACTGTAGGAGATGGCGTTGCAGCCTATGCCGGCATGGGAGGGGATGTTCGACATTATTCTGCCTCATTTAAGCCTACGCAGGACGTACAAGACTATGATATTCGCCAAATTATCGTGGACGCCTCAGATAGCGGCACCGACGAAGTAGGCAATGCTGTCGATTACGCGGGCAAAGTTAATAATAAGCGTATCAACGTCACTAAAGTTTTTTTCCGCTCTCCTAGGGCAATGTGGCGCTTCTATGGGTACTATGGCGGGGTAGGTGTCGTCGGAAACTACTCCACTTACGGTCAATTTGCTGATGACTCCACATTTGAGATTATTCCTACATGGCAGAACAAATTGCAGGCCATCATGTACGAGGATTCCATCCGGACGCGAACCTCCAATTATTCTTATGAATTGATTGACGGCAGATTACGACTGTTCCCCACACCGAGCTATTGGGGACTCGGAGAGATGGATCGCATTTGGGTGCAGTTTTATGTAGAAGATAGTCCCTGGGAAGGCCGAGCAGGCGCCTCTGGAAGTGCAGATGGGATCAATAATGTCAATACCCTTCCATTCGGCAACATTCCTTACGAAAACATCAATGCCATTGGAAAGCAGTGGATTCGCAAGTATGCGTTAGCTTTGTGCAAAGAGATGTTGGGTCAAATCCGCGGCAAATTCACGACAATGCCTATTCCGGGCGAGAGCGTGACTCTCAACCATTCAGAATTGCTGGCCCAAGCCAAAGAAGAGCAAGCGGCCCTCAAAGACAAGCTCAGAGAGCTTCTTAAAGAAATGGAGTATGTGCAACTCACGAAGGATGATTCGGAACGTGCCAAGGCCGCGTCCGAGACAATGTTCTTCTCCCCGTTGCCCATATTTGTGGGATAACCCATGTCTGATAATGAATGGAAAAGACCGCCCGCACCACCCCCGCCTCTTTTCTTAGGGAAAAAAGAGCGAGATCTAGTAAAACAGGTTAATGATGAGTTAATTGAAAAAGTCATTGGCCAGCAAATCTTATATTATCCCATTGATCTAGAAACTACCAATTTTCATGAATTATATGGCGAAGCTCCTGAAAAAACCTATTTGCCCCCAGTCCGTGTATATGCATTGGTAGAGTTTACCGATTATGTTACTGAATATATGGAAAATATGGGAATTGACAAGTCCTGGGAAATTGTGGTCCACTTCCAGCGTAGAAGGCTTACCGAAGATCAGGATTTGTATGTCCGTGAAGGGGATTTTGTATTATATGGCGATTTTTTCTATGAAATCGTAAAGCTGTCCGAGCCGAAGAAGCTTTTTGGCCAAGTAGAACACAGCTTTGAAATTACGGCTACTTGTAAGAGAGCCAGAAAGGGACTATTCGATGCTACCTGATAATTTTGATTTTGCGATGTTGCCCGTAGGTACTGAACGCGCCGTAGGTCTTAAAGAGATCGGAATGTTGGCCTCTACTCTAGAGAATATTGATTATTCCCTGGTGTCGTGGGTAAAAGAAGATTTGAAATTGGGAACCCGTACCAATGAAGGCTTTGTAACCACTCCTGTGCTGTGGCAGGCCCCCGAAAGAGCGTATCAGATTAAACACAAAAAAGACTTAAGAGATGACGCCGGCGCCTTAAAGCTTCCTCTCATTAGTGTGGAACGCACAGCCGTTGTGAAAGATCCGCAGAAAAAAGGCTCCTTTCAAGCGCATTATTATTCTAAAAACAAAAACGGCAGATCAGGAAGGTTTATCATTGCAAAGCGCATTGTTCCAGATAAAACTCGGAATTTTGCTATAGCTAGCGGAGTTCGCGAACGCGGCCGCTCTAATCCTCCTGAATCCAAAAGACAGCTTTTTTATCCGAGAAAAAACCACAAAATCGTTATCCAAACTTTATCGGTGCCCATCCCAGTATACGTTAATATTGATTACAAGATTGTACTTAAAACCGAATACCAACAACAGATGAATGACCTAGTAGCTCCCTTTATCGCACGAACCGGCCAAATTAATTCGTTTGTAATGCGGCGCAACGGCCATTTATACGAAGCATTCATCGATCAAAGCTTTGCTCAGAGCAATAACATTAGCAATCTCGGCGAAGATATGCGCATGTTTACGACGGAAATTAATATTAAAGTTTTAGGGTATTTGATGGGTGAAGGAGAAAACGAAGATCGCCCCATTGTGAGAATAGACGAAAACACCGTCGAATTTCAATTTCCATCCGAAAGAGTGGTTCCAGGAGGCGACATTCCGTTCTTCGGAGAGAGTTCCTGAAGTGAACCGGCTTTTTTCTGTTTAGTTCAGGACCTTTTTCCGCTTTTTGAAAATAGAAATACTATTTAGTTTATGATTGCAATATGATATAATGTCATACTCACAGAAGAGGAACCAAGCAATATGTCAGTGAAAAACTTTAAATTTGTCTCCCCCGGTGTGTTCATTAATGAAATTGATAACTCTTTCATTCCTAAGAGCCCCCAAGCGATTGGCCCCGTAGTAATCGGCCGCGCATCTCGTGGTCTTGCCATGCAACCTGTTCAGGTTTCGTCCTACGCAGACTTCGTTGAAATGTTTGGAGACACCGTACCCGGTCGTGCGGGCGGCGATATCTACCGCAACGGCAATCTTCAGTCCCCGATGTACGGAACCTATGCAGCCAAAGCTTTCTTAAATGCAAACGTTGCTCCTCTTACATATATCCGTCTTTTAGGGCAGCAAACGACTGCTGGCAGCAGCGCTGGCGGCGCTGCGGCTGCAGGGTGGAAGACCACCAACAATGCAGCTAACTTGGGCTCCTATCCTCATTGGGATGGCGGCAATAGCGGCGGCGGCGCTTATGGACTATGGGTTTTTCCTTCGGGAAGCGGACCAGATTTAGCTAACGCCCCCGCCCACGTTGCCGAGCCAGGATCTACTGCCACCGGATCGGGCCCAGGAGCCGGCGCCGGTTCCAATCCCGAACCTAACGCAGGCATCTTAGCAGCCATTTTCTATATGAACAGTGGCTCCGTCGCATTGTCAGGATCGGGCCGCGGCGTCGGCGGCACTTTGATGTCAGGAACAACTGCGTGCATCGGAACGGATAGTAACAATTTATTCACTGTGGTGGTAACCAATGAGGATCAAGTACAAGAAACTATAAAATTCGGTTTCGATGATGACGCAGAAACGTTTATTAGAAAGCGATTTAATACTAATCCCCAATTATTAACTGCGCAAAATACTTTTTATCCGAATACTGCATATATTTGGTTAGGCGAATCATTTGAAGCTAATGTGCGCAACTATATGGTTTCGGGCTCATCTCTTAGTGGGCAAGCGATGCAAGGAGCCATTTATGGGATTGCCAAGAGTGGCTCTGTCACTATCGGTCCCCAAAACATGAAGTCGCAAGCTTCTCGCGAAGCTGTTGCCGGTTGGTTTATTGGACAGGATTTAAGTGGAGACCCGGCCACCTATAAGCCAGCGCAAATGCCCAAGCTTTTCCGCTTGAAGGGTCGTGGACATGGTGCATGGCTTAATAAGCATGCTAAAGTCTCTATCGAAAAGGTTCGTCACTCGACGAGCACGACAAGTCAATATGGTACATTTTCGGTGGTTATTAGATCTTTGCTTGATACAGACAACAATGTGGTCATCTTAGAACGATTTGATAATTGTACTCTCGATCCTACATCTCCTAACTATGTGGCACGCCTCATTGGAGATAAATATTTAAGCTGGGATGCAAATGCAGCACGGCTCAAGGAATACGGCGAGTATCCTAATGAATCTAAGTTCGTCTATGTAGAAATGAATGCAGACGTCGAGGCCGGAGCATCCGATCCCCTTCTCCTGCCCTTCGGCTATTTCGGTCCCCCGAACTTCGAACCTATTATCTCAGGTTCCGGATTCACCTCTACTTCAGCCAATACTACGAGCAAATTCGTACTGGGCTCCGGTTCAATTGCGAGCGCTCCTGGCATTGACTCTATGGCCAATGCCTTTGGGAGTGGTGAAGGACAAGCGCGCTTCGGCATGTTTATGACAGGAGCCTCTGCTGCTAACAAAGCGGACATCGTAGTCGGACTTACAGCGTCCTTATATTGGCCCCAAGATCGGCTTAGGATTTCAGCATCTGCTGGGGGACTTTCCAACCCAACGAATGCGTATTTCGGTTTTTCCGTAACACGTACTTCTGGAAGCACGCGCCCAGATCCGAGTGTTGCCGACTGGCATCGCTTGTTGTACGCTAGTTTCCCCGATGATCCGGTTTCGGGACAGAACCCTGCTAAACAATATACAGCCGGCGTAGAAGCATGGTCTTATGTCTTCTCACTGGATGATATGCGCGTGGACGGCAATGGCCGCTATTTTTATCAATCAGGATCCCGCGCAGCATCTTTGTCTATAACGTCGGGTACTTATGAAAACCTGCTCAATGCAGAATATAACCGTTTTACGGCGCCATTCTGGGGCGGTTTCGATGGCTTTGATATTCAAAAGCCAGATCCCCTCTATAATCAAGGAATGGGAGCAAATGTAACCGAGGATACAAGCTATGCTTTCCACACTTATGCACAGGCTATCGATACGGTAGCTGATCCTGAGTTTATTGATATGAACTTACTGTCTATTCCAGGACTCACTCACACGTCCTTGACCGGCCGCGCGATTGATGTGTGTGAAGACCGGGCCGATGCACTGGCACTCATTGATCTGCCGGATGTATACATTCCCGCGCATGAGAAATACTATAGCAGCAAGGCATCGCGCATCGGCACGACCCCCCAAGCTGCAGCAACTGCGCTGAGAAATCGCCGCATTGACTCCAGCTACGGTTGCACCTTCTATCCTTGGGTCCAAACCCGAGATGCCTCTAGCGGTCGTCTCTTGTGGATTCCGCCCTCTGTGGCAATGCTGGGTGTTCTCGCTAGCTCGCAAAAGGCTTCCGAACTTTGGTTCGCGCCAGCGGGCTTTAATAGAGGTGGTTTGAGTGACGGTGCTGCTGGTATCCCCATTACCGCTGTCACAGAAAGATTAACCTCTAAGAACCGCGACACTCTGTATGAGTCTCGCATCAATCCAATTGCCTCTTTCCCCTCTAGTGGAATTGTGGTCTTTGGACAGAAAACTCTGCAAGAACGCCAATCGGCTCTTGACAGAATCAACGTGCGAAGGCTTGTCATCTACTTGAAGAAGCAGATCTCTATCCTTTCCACACAAATTCTTTTCGAACAAAATGTGCAAGCTACTTGGAATCGTTTCAAGTCTCTCATTGAGCCACTATTGGCCAACACTAAGGTTAACTTCGGAATCACCGATTATAGGTTAATTTTGGATGAGAGCACCACGACTCCAGATTTGATTGACCAAAACATTTTGTATGCTAAGATTATGGTGAAGCCTGCAAGAGCTATCGAATATATCGCAATTGACTTCGTGATTGCTTCGACCGGCGCTTCATTCGACGACTAAAAGATATGAAAGAAATTTTACACCACATACTATATAAAAATAGAAACAGGAGTTCCAACTAATGCCATTCTGGTCAACCGATTTCGGTGGTGATACCGAATTAAAAGATCCCAAAAGAAAATTTAGATTTAAAGTCGAATTTCACGGGATTCAATCCGCACAAGGTGCTGGAGGCGCCCTCTTATGGTATGCTAAAACGGTAGCAAAGCCTTCTTTTCAAATTGCAGCCGCCGAACACAAATATCTTAATCATACTTTTTATTATCCCGGGTCTGTTACATGGCAGGATGTTTCCCTAACCCTGGTAGATCCGGTCAACCCAGACATGACAGCAACGCTGTCAGATATCATTGAGTTATCGGGATATTCCATTCCTACGACAGCCAACTCGCTCAACACAATGTCAAAGGCTTCAGCAGCCGGCGCACTTGGAAGTGTGATGATTACCCAAATTGATGCTGAGGGAAACCCATTGGAAACCTGGACATTGTGGAACGCTTTTATCGTTAACTTGAAGTTTGGGGATCTTGCATATGGTGAAGACGATTTAACCGAACTTACCGTAGATTTGAAATATGATTGGGCAAGCGTCGAGACGAGCAACGGCGGTGGATCTGCAGCAGTTAAAGGCGGCGGTGATGGCCCCTTCTTTAACGTCTAACCTACGAACTATAGCGACAAATAAATTACGAGAGGTGTATATTGTCACGAAATAAAAACCGCGTTGGCGGCGCCGCAACACAAGCAGCGAGCCCCCCACCCACAGTACTTCAAGAAGGGGCCCCAAATAGCGGGTTTTCTTTCGTTGTACCTACTGAATTTGTAGAACTCCCGTCTAAAGGGCGCTTCTACCCAGAAGATCATCCTTTACACGGAGAAGAAAGCCTAGAGATTAAGCAAATGACCGCTAAAGAAGAGGACATGCTTACATCTGCTACGTTGCTCCGTAAGGGGGTGGCTTTAGATCGAGTAATCCGCAGCTTAATTGTGGATAAACGAATCAACCCTGATAATTTATTGGTGGGAGATCGCAACGCCATTATCCTGTGCGCCAGAGTGTCAGGATATGGAAACCAATACGACACAAAAGTAAGTTGTCCTTCATGCGGCACCACCACAGAATATAGTTTTGATTTAAACGAGGCGTCTGTTTATACGGGCACCGACTTGGCAGACCGAGATATCATAGACAACCAAAACGGAACCTTTGATGTTGTGCTGCCACGAACCAATGTGACGGCTACTTTTCGGCTCTTAACCGGAGCAGATGAGAAGAACTTCACGAATGCTGTACAGGCAGATCGCAAGAAAAAGAGCTACGAAAAAAATGTTACTCGACAATTGAGCAATATGGTCGTAGCAGTGAATAATGATGATTCTGCTGAAGCAATTCAATATCTCATTGACAACATTCCTTCAATAGATTCGCGCAGCTTGCGCTTGGCTTATCGTACCGCATCCCCGAATGTCGATCTCACCCAATATTATGTGTGTGACGAGTGTAATTATGAAGCGGACATGGAGGTTCCGCTGTCTGCGGACTTTTTTTGGCCTGACCGATAATTACATGGAGCATATCTATGAGCAGTTCTTCTTTCTCAAATATTGGGGAGGATGGGCTTTCTCAGAGGCTTACAATTTGCCCGTAGGTTTGCGCGAATGGTTTGTAAAGCGTCTCATTAAACAGATCGAGGACGAGAACGACGCGCAAGAACGCGCCTCCAAAGGACAGGGAGGGGGTGTTCAAACACTCGGATCTCATAATCAACCCGTTATGCCCTCACACATGATGAACATGAATAGCTCCGATAAATCATAATTTAGCCTTTTTCGTTAGGAAACTATTTATTGTGGGCACTTTATATTTGCCCCCCTTTAAGAGAGCATTATAGTGGCTACTATTACCCCAGAAGAACTCGCCCTCCTACAACAGGAAATTCAGCTTCTCAAAGACAGGAAGGCTCTGGGCACCGACTGGGATGCCAGAGACGCGATCCGACTGGCGGCCGCCGAGAATATGCTCGACCAACAGCGCGCATCGGTCGATCTTTTACAGCAGCGCCTGGACAAATTGAAGAAAGAGCGCATTGCTCTCCAAGGCGCCCTGGAGTCCGAAGGGGACCGATACATTCAGCAGCAACAAAGAAAGATGCTGCAGGAAAATCTCCTAGAGATAGCAGAAGCTGACAAGCGCCTACTTGAAGCCAAAATAAAAGCCGGCGAGACCCTCGATGCCGCTGAGCGCGCTCGCCTCAAGACAGCGAAAGCTACCCTTGAAGTTGAAAAACAGCGCAATAAAGCCTTAGAAGACGCCGTAGACTTAGGTACCCAGATGGGATCCGCGATGGCTCTATATGGACAGCACACAGTCGTCAATGTGGGTAATCTTAAGAAGTTGGCCAGCGGCCTGAGAGCGCCCGTACAATTTCTAGATAGTTTAAGCACCGGACTATTTGTAGGGATTATTGATACCATTATTAACCTTGGGTTTGAGGTTGATAAAATGGAATCTTCTTTCCGACAGGCAACAGGCGCCTCCGAAAAATTCACACGCAACTTAACTCAGACTTGGGATATGACGCGTCAATATGGCGTAACAGCAGAAGAAGCCGGCGCCGCCAACGCAGCCCTTTTCAACACTTTCACTGATTTTACTCTCCAAACCCCCTCGGTCCAACGCGAAGTAGCCCGCACCACCCAGATTCTAGGAGAATTTGGAGTTTCTGTAGGAGATGTGGCGAAAGGGATTCAGATTTCCACCAAGGCTTTTGGCCAAACAGCCGAAGGCGCAGCCAAAAGCGCTCTAGAAATCAATGCTTTAGCCCAGGATCTCGGGGTGGCTCCGCAGAAACTAGCTGCCGACTTTGCTAGTGTTGGTGGCCAACTCGCTAAAATGGGAGACAACGGTACCCGAGCCTTTAAAGACTTGGCGATGAGGGCCAAGGCCACTGGTCTTGAGATTGGAAAACTCCTTCAGATGACTGAAAAGTTTGATACATTCGAAGGCGCAGCTACTCAAGCCGGAAAGCTTAATGCTGCACTGGGTGGCAATTTTGTGAATGCCATGGATCTTCTCACAGAAACAGATCCTGCCGCTCGGTTTGATATGATTCGAGACGCTATTACAGACGCTGGCTTGTCTTTCGATGACATGTCATATTACCAACGCAAGTACTATGCAGAGGCGGCCGGATTAGACAACGTTAATGATTTGGCGATGATGCTCTCTGGAAATTATGATAATTTAGCGGGGGGTATCGGGCAAACAAGTGCCCAGATCGCCGATCAACAAAAAAAAGCGGCTGATATGAAAACAGCCCTCGAAGAACTTAAAAACGCCCTTCTTCCCTTAATCCCCATCTTTACCGATCTTGTAGATTGGATCTCCAAGATAGCCAAAGGGATCCAGGCGAACATTAAATGGATCAAACCTTTAGTTTATGGGCTCGGTATTCTATGGGTTGTCATTAAGGCCGGCCAACTTCTTTTAGGGCCCATCAACCTGGGAATGAAATTGTTTGGCAAGGAGGTCGAAGAAACCGCCAGCAAAGGCGCAAAGAGCGGCAAAAAGATGAGACAGATGGGTAAGTCTATCGGTAAGGCCGGAGCTTCTGCTGCATCCGCTATTCCGTTTATGCTTGCTCTCGGCGTTGCCGCGGTTCTGATCGGCACTGGTATAGCCATCGCCGCCGTAGGGCTAGCCAACCTAGTTATAGCGTTTACTGGCCTTGGAGATGCTGCATGGCCGGCCGCCGCAGCAGTTATTGGTTTTACAGTCGCATTTGCGATCATGATAGCGGCGATGGTATATGGGGCCCCAGCGGTGGCCACGGCAGGCGCTGGTATTCTATGGCTTGCTGCAGCAGTGGGCGCCCTTGGGTTAGCACTGGTCGTGGTAGGGGGCGCTTGGAAGCTCATGTCGGGAATATTTAAAAAGGACGAGACTGCCAAATATGGTGCCATGAGCGCTACGGCTGATAAGATGGCGCAAAAGAAAGATGCCATGAACAGCATTGCCGCAGCATTCGAGAAAATTGCTGCAGCATTAGTGCTGGGGGCTTCGCAGACAGGCGCATGGCGCAAGCTGTTTAAATCTATGGGAGATGTATCTCTCAATTTGGGAAGTACTAGTGTCACCACCGGCGCAGTGACCACTGCAAACGCATCGATGCCCGGGTCTCTCGCTATAATCAATATGGGAGGCGCCATGCCTGCGCCTGAAGAGCCCGTAGTTCCCGGCACTCCCCGCGGAACTCCCCCAACACCTCCTCCCCGACGTGGGCCCGCAGCGGCAACCACGGCCACCACTACTGCCGGCGGCACCACTACGGTAGTTCCCCAACAGACTGAGGTTGTTCAGCCTCGCTATACGGTGCCATTAACTTTAATGATTGATGGAGATAAATTTAAAGAGAAAGTACTTACTATTGTAAACGGCAGATTGAGCGAAATGGCGCTTGGAAATTAATATAGCTGGAGAATATTATGGCGAAGGGAAATGAGAATTTTGATGTAAATAAGATGAATGGAGGAGGCTCTCTTCCTTCCTTTGTCGACGCTTCTGATGCTTTAGCTAACCAGAAACGTATTATTACGTTTTATCATGTTAATTCAGATCATTATGTAGCCTTCAAAGCTTTTATAACCGCGTTTAACGAGACATATAGCAGCGATTGGGCATCAGAGCAAGTGTATGGTCGCAATGATCCTATTTACATGTTTAAGAATACCACACGCAAAATAACGCTCTCCTTTAAAGTTCCCGCAGCCACAATAGGCGAGAGCTATGAGAACTTGGGAAGAGTTCAAAAATTATTGCAATTCTTATATCCTAACTATAGTGGTCTTAGACCCCGAGACTATACCCCGAGCACCGAATCGTGGAATGATGTTGAAGGAATGGCGCATGCCAACACAATTTCGGGCGCCCCCCTTGTGCGGCTTCAAGTCATGAACTTGGCCCGCAAAAGAGAAAATGGACAAGAGGATAGATTTCAGCCCCAGGCGCAATCTGGAGTCCCTTCTATGGAGGAAATACAAGCAGTGGAAGCCGGCTCCAGCGCCCAGATGAACAGGAGCCTATCGAATATAAGGCGCACCCACCTCGATGCGATGCCTTCTCTTCCCGAAGATGGACTTTTGGGAGCCATTGGAAGCGTTAATGTTAATCACAATTTAGAAGGAGAGGACGGGGTATTTGAACAAGGGGGCGGAACCATCTTGCCCAAGATGATTGAAATCACAATCGACTTTAGCCCCATCCACGAATCTCATCTCGGCTGGTTCGAAGACGGGACTTTCGGCAGCGATGCTTTCCCCTACGGCGCAATCCCTGATCCAGACTATTATCAAGCTCACGGCTATTCCGCCGCCGAAGCCGATCAAGGAATCGATGCGCACGAGGAAGGAACAGAGGGCGATAGCCTCGATCCCGCCGCGGCCCCTGGAGATGCCGCCACTTCCGCGGACCGGGCCCTCGAAAATGAAACGCCGCCATCCGATGCTAGTACGGCGTTGGCTGCAGCAGCAGCAGCCGGCGGCTACACGGACTTGGGCTCCACTGACATGCATGGCGAATGGACTGAGCGCGCAAGGGAAATGAAGTTATACTACCAGGGCGCCCTTCGCGATGCCGGCCACCGGGATGTGGGTGGGTCCACGATGATAGAAATACAAGAAACAGTAGCGGCCGAAATAGAACGCGAAAAAGAGGCTTATTACGGCGGCGTAGGTGAATGGGAGGACGTCTGATGCCAACACGATATTCAACAACCACAATTCTAACAAATGCGAGCGATTATTATTCTCCTCTGAGAAAAGAGCGCGGAGTAAAACGGATCCGCCAATATGCCACCCCCAAGATCTACCATCCTAGTGTTGGTGAAAGAAGCCGCATTGCCTCCAACAAACACATTTGGAAAAACACAGATCGCCTTTCCAACTTGGCATATGACCAATATGGAGACGTAAGATATTGGTGGGTCATCGCGTGGTACAATGGGTACCCTACTGAAGCTCACCTGTTTCCTGGCGCAATCATTTATATTCCGCTGACGCTCGCAGATGCGCTCAACGTATTGAAGGTCTAAATTTATGGCGAAAATTGGCTCACGCAACACTTATATTACTGATGCTGCATCCAACCTAGGTTATGAGTCCGGCGGTGCGGGCCGAGGCAGCGAGAACATCTACCTAGCTGGCGATGCTACTTTTGCAGTTCCGGAATTCGAAAGAGATTTTTGTTTTGATTTTATAGATCCAGCTACAGGAAACTTTTATCCTGGAATGAGCAACGGGAGTTCTCTGGAGATCGGGGCTGAGGGAGGTCAAGAAGCGCGCGAGAACGCCATCAAGGTCCAAGCCGCTTATGCCAAATTCTATGTAGAATTTCCGAAAGCAATGCAGGCGGTCCATAACGGAATTCTGATGAATGAAGAGCGATGGAATCAAGCTTTTGCCAATTTAACTATCACCAACACTCCCGACAGACCTCATCACGGCACAAGCTTCCTCGAATATCACCCCGATTTTCTAGTACAGTTTAATGCAACCGAAGCCGATTCTGCGGCAACCCTGCGCGCACGATTATGGAGAGATCCAAAAGCTACGCAGCATTATGCCGGTGAAAAATCTTATGGAGAAGGCCGCAGTAATCTTCCAATTTTAACAGGAGTCGGCAGCGCGCTTGAAAATGAATTCGCGGCTGGCGAGGTATACCACCCTCGCATGGTAGGGGGAGTAGATCCGGCCCAATATAGGGCTCGTATACTGGCCCATAATTCATCGAGCGCCGGCGAGGGCGCCCTGGCGGGCATGGGTCACGATGTGTTCGGAGGCTATAACGTTCGCGGAAGGGCTCCATATATATATGATCTCATCTCGTGCAACGATGGAGAAACCCTGTTAGATTATGCAATGAAAGTCTATCAGGAGTGGATTTATTGGCGCGCCTTGTACCTAGAGCAAGAAGAAAACCAACACGACCAAATCGATTACAACGCCGTGCGCAAATGTATGGGAGAGGACGATCAATCGGGCTGCTTAGATGAACTCATCGCCGAAGTGGAAGACGAGCGCCAGTCGAATTTTGATGACGCAGCAGTGCGCCGAGATATTGCTTTGGGGCTCGTCCAGAAAGCCTCTTTTAGAGAACAATGTTTTCTCTTGTCCAAAATCTTTCCTCTTGTAACTTATAAAAAAGACACTTTGGATAAATTGCGAGGCAAGCGCTTGCCTTATGTTCATGGTAATGAGTTTTATGAACCTGACGGTGCTCATGGAAAGTTTGTTTTTCAAACTCCATATCCTGGCAATGCATGCTTACAAGTAGATGGGTCAAGTTTTGGATTTATGAACCTCATGACTACTGATCCTGCCATATTTCCTTTCTTTCAAGCGCACCACTCTCAACTTTCCATGCTGCAGCCCATGATGAGATTTTTTAAAGTAACCGAGAAAATAGTAGAGGGAGAAGAAAAGCTATTCGAAAAAGAAATTAACTTTGATGCCTTCGAACGCAATTTCCCGCTGCCTTTTTCTCCACAACAGATGCTCATGTCATCTACGCAACGCGGAATGGGAGCAGGAGTCAAAAGCTTTAATTTTACATATGATGGCAGCAATCCTTTCGCAGCCAAGAAAAGCATTAAAGCAAAATTGGTAATTTTTGCTAATAGTTTTGATGAACTGATGAAGTGCCGCGGCAATTGTAAAAGCGATGATGCGTCCCAAGGTTATAGATATATTGACTTAGCCTTAAAGACAGGAGGCCCACGTATCGGCCAAACTGAGGGAAGCACATCGGGTCGAGCTAGCGGGCAAACTGGGGAAGACCCTCTCGCCTGCGCTCCCACCAATAGCGGCTTACCCGACGATCATCAGCAACAGAACACCACCGTTGGTGAAGACCCCTTAGATAAATTAAACTTTCGGTTGAAAGCTGTAGTGGGCTATGCTCCGCCTCCCAATTTATCGGGAAGAAATCCGGAGCACACTGATTTGGACTTTTATGGGATTGAAAATCGCGGTAACCTCATAGGCAATTTGGCCGCGGCCTTTCAAGGCACCACAGCTACGAAACAATATAATAGTATACGAGCGGCAGTCGATAGTAGTTTTGTAACGCTAAACCTAACACCCACTACTCATGATTTTAAATTTGATGAGATGGGGAGAGTAACTTTTACTATTAATTATTTAGCATATGTAGAAGATTTCTTTGATCAGCGTCATTTTAATATCTTCACCAATCTTGAAATTGCCAAGTTCATGTTAATAAGACGTATGCGATTTGACAAGTTAAAAAAAATATGCAACAATGAGGAAATCAACGATCTTAAAGAAAAAGAAAAAAACGAAGTTGGCCAAAACAAACTCAGCAATTTGAAATCTTTAACTCAAAATCTCTTTAACACGGGAAGAGTGCAGTTTTATAATATTAGCTATGATCAACTGAAGACGTGGGAAAGTGAGGGCCCTTATGCTAATATAGGATCTAGTGTCAGCATTCGTTCTAGCAGCCCACAAGCCGCAGATGATATAGCCGCTAGAATTGAACAAGATGTAAATATTCAATTGGCAGGAGATGCCGCCGAAACAGCAACAGGTCCCCAGGGACATACGAAGCTTTTTACTAAATTTATAATGGACACTAATGCGCAGGCGATCCCATTTTTTTATGTAGGGGACCTATTAGACACTATCCTAGAAGGAATTGATGCATATTTAAGTGAAGGTGGAATGCAAGGCATGATTGATCAGATAAATGCCCCCAACACTCCCGCAGCTAACCGTATAGACGAAATAACCGAATGCGATAAAGAATATGAAAAGTATAAACTCAGAAAATTTGCCGATGAATTTAAAAGATTTAGAACAGTACTGGGCCCAGTAGAAATTGTGAATCCTATTAATATAAGTGAGTCACGGTTTGTTAATTTGGGTGATTTGCCAATCTCTATTAAATATTTTAATGAATGGCTTACATCTAAGCTATTGAAGAAGGACCGAGCCGTGTACACCCTTCCTCGATTCTTAAATGATTTCTTTAATCACCTTATAAGAAATTTTCTTAATAACGATACTTGCTTTAATTATAATATTAAGCAAAAAATTAAACTTAATCAGTCCGCTGTGACAGACTATACCTCCCCCGATACTGCTGAATTTAAAGCAGCAGGACAATTTGAGGGGATGGATACACTAACATATCACACGTTTCTGGCCAACTGGAGGCGCCGGCAAGGAGGGGATACCGCATTATATAAGCCTATTAAATTAGTGCCCCTGGGTACGGCAAATGTTCCTACGCAAGACGGTGGCTATGG